NGCAATTGCTGCATTAGATAATCCTTGCGCAAGTAAGGAACGAATTCGTTTCTCCTTTTCGGATGAGATCATCTTGTTCTCGTAATAGTAAGTTCAACTCTTGGATGTTTACAATTAACTCGAAATATGGGTGGTAATCGTTTCATATGTTCATAATCATCATCTACTACTAAACCGGCATCCACAATACCATCGTATTATAGTCTCAATTTGCTCAGCCGCTATGGCCTCTTTTGCTAGTTGTCGATATCGCTTAGTTGCTGCTGCCTTTGCAAACCGACCGCCAGGGGTAGCAATCGCGCAGTTTGGTGACAGCACCTTTACTGGTAGAGGAAGTACAATTGTAACTGATTCAGGAGTCATTTTGTTTTTCTAGGAATTTCCGATAATTCTCTATAGTCCAATAACATATACCCTTACCCTTAATTTGCCCTACAATCTCCTCGGCCTCAACAAGATCCGCAAGTAAGGCATCGCGTTGTTTTTTTGTTGACCATCGAGCAGCGCGCGTAATGTGCCTAGTTAAACATCCATCAATTCCAGCCTGATTGATAATCTTTAGAAGCTTCTGCTTTTGTGCATCTATATGACATGTAACAATTGCCGGTACAGTATCTCTGGCAAAGTTCAATAATAGATACCGTATGAGCCGGCAAGCGTAATCAGCAATAGGGCCAGTAATTTCCGGAGTTTCAAAGTTTTCACTTGCGGCTACAATCAAAGCTACTCTGCGCGCATTCTCTTCGCTTTTAGTCCATAGACAAGCCAATACTGGATTAGCTTTCCCGAGGGCAACGGATTCATCATCAAGGGAGAGAAAGAGCTTCTCAGCTTCGGGTGTTCTTGGAACAACTATTTGTTCCGGCGGTTGTGCATCAGTTACTCCAGTAGAACCTCGATAAACTGCATAGGCGCTGATATCCTGACCATCAGTTACACCAATCTGACGAGTATACCATGCACTAACTTGATCGCAAATGCTCTGTGGAACTGGCACATCGCAATCGCCCCTACTTTTCGTTGGATGGCTGTATGTCCGAAACACAAGACATCGGCTCAGCCATCCATCCTGAAGTTCCTCTGGGGAAATACCGGAACTAAATCGTTCTGGTGTCGATGTACCATGAATACAACAGCATGGCTGAATAATAGTGCGCTGCTTTTCAGATTCAGCATACTCGCGCCCCTTATAAATACTCCCGGCAGCCGAGTAAAGTTTCATCAGTAGCGGAACAATTCGTACATGATACTGAGAAATACCAGATCGAATATGTGATAGTAAATATCCGATTTCGTCCCATAAGAAAAGGCTTGCTGGATGTCGTTCCATACGATCTTCAATAGCTGAATCTGAAGCTACATCCTCACCACCGAGAAGATCAGTGCAGCCGGCTGCCTGACAAAGTTTACGAATCTGATTTGGTGCATGTGCCTTCCCGGCGGAAGATGGCGCTACACCCATACAATAGAGATTCGTTCTACTTCCGAGGGAATCGCAGATTTTCCGCCCGAATAGCACGCCGCAAAAAGTTAGTGCGCAAGCCAATGTCAAAAAAGGTTGTTTTCTGATTGCTGTCGAGTTGATCCATTCACAAATCTCCCCTAAAAGTCCAGTGGGGTGGGTTAGGAATTCGAGTTCAGAAGTTAATCCTGTGATGTATAATTCACCATTTGGATCACCATCAAGAATTGGATTATGTACAATTGGAACTCCCTGAAATGTCATTTCCTTATTGGCTATTAACTTAGGGACATCTATGTCAAGCAGGGGTTGAGGCGCATAAGCAGCATCTTCCAGTAACCAGCCGCGCGGCTTGTCAGGGGTCAGCTTCCGGGCCTCGGTCACTTTCCGTCGGAAATCCCTACTCTCCCCTTTAATGCCAAGATTCCATGGAGGCACACAGCGGGGGTTATACTCCCTTATCAGTAGGTCGAGGGCTTGGTCGTCCGACAGTAAGAATCCGTTGACCATCGCCGACGCTGCCCAAAGTAACTTTGAATGCCCTCCCTGACCTTGTATAGCTGGCTCACATTCGGCCAAATAAAGAGATGCCCTCTCCACCACATCAGCCCCAGTAGGGCCCATAGGGGCAGAAATGGGCTTCTGCTGGGGCTGTGCATCAACCCACGGCGCTCGTTTCGTTGGACGCATGAAATCAGGAAACTCGGCTGGCACTAGCTCCCAAGGCGCACAGCCGAGTTTCCAAGTATAAACCCCACCATTCGGATGAATAGAGGGAGAGAGCACTACATAATATCCATCCCCGCGTATATCAATACCAGGACGAAAATTATTACGGTTAGCAGGAGGGTTATCAGTATGAAAGAAAGCATGAAATCCACCTCTTGGAGTATCTTGTGTAATTGTTTCTGGGAGTGGAGGAAATTCCTTAAGTGATTCATAACCATTTACATCACCAGCTTTAGTTACATCCACATCTATTACATAAACGCCGCTTTCCTTGCCACACGCAACTGCTATGTTCGCATCTGGCCATTTCGCCCACCATACTTTAATTTGGTCGGTATCTGATGTGGCATCTTTAACCCCATGCGCTGTGATAGGAACCTTTTGTTTTGGCACTAAAGGAAAGACTTGCCAACCAAGTTGGGCATATTTCAGGGCAGCTTCAAGTAATTGGTTCATACCTTTGGTCTCGTCCGCAATTATCACAAATTGTATCATCAGCAGCTACATGACCACCACAAAACTGACAAGAATAACAAAGTGGAAGACCCATTCGAGCAAACTCTGGATCTTCGCAAATGTAACATCCTTTCCGTTGTACTGTCGGAACTGTAATGAAATTATCATGTAACATAAATCGACAGGGATCATCTGGCGATAAGGGTTTACTCATGTAACTTTTTCCGTCAATGGTTGATTATAATCTATAATCTCCCAATATTTCCCAGTTTTACGTACTGTAATTGTCTTTGTCCAATCTCGAATCTCTTGTGCTAAGAACATATTCCCCAATGCGAAACTTACCGTAGGTTTTTGTCCTGGTCGCTTAAATCTCCTAAGCCACCACATCTGCGCCTTCTGGCCAGCATATCCTTCATGGTCAAGACACACCCATTCCCTGAACATTGATAGCCCGCAACGATATTGGATTCGCAAAGAATCAAAAGATCCTTCTTTTCGATGCCGATTAACAAGTACATCATCTACTTTGTATGTTACTGGCACATTCGATAGAATTGACTTCTGCGATATTTTGTCGCCATGGAGGCGCTTTTTTCGTTCAACTTCATCTAACCGTTCAATTTCTTGCTTGGGAATTTCCCATCCACAGGCCGGGCAGACTCGGATAGCTCGACTAAATAATTCTCGACATATTTGACAGATTGCCATGACGGTGGGTTGACCACCAAGGAGATCAATCGGTCCATGCTCATCAATACATCCAGCAAAGTCGAGCACGAGACAGTCTCGAATAGAGGGGTGAATACGCAATCCTCGTCCCACCATCTGCGAGAATAAGCCCGGAGAAAGCGTTGGACGGAGCAGTACGATACAATCGGTGTGTTCTGCATTAAATCCCTCAGTGTAAACATTTACATTACAGATAGCCCGGAGTCGGCCGCCCTTGAAATTCCTAGCAATTAAATCACGTTCATGCAGTTTTGTTTTACTCGTAACAACAGGAGCACGAATTTCATATCTATAAAGTTCGCGTGATACTCTCTTGCAATGCTCAATATCTACACAAAAGAATATAATAGCACGACGCTTTTCGGCTTTTATGATTCGTACTGCTTCAGCTACGGCTGCTGTTACAATATTACAACGATTCGTAACTTCAGCCAGGCCCTTTAGAATGTAATCACCGCCGGAATTACGCTTAACATCTTTCAATACAGGTTGTGTCACACCAACTTTCGAGCGGAGCGGACAGAGATAACCATCCTTAATTAGATCGGTAATCTTAGCTTCATAACAAACTTCATTCAGAATGTGATTTTTATGGCATATTTGTCCACCGGCCATACGAAAAGGTGTAGCTGTCCAGCCGATAACTCTTAGTTCTGGATTGTGCTTTCGACTCTCGTTGATAAAAGTCCGATATTTTCCTTCGCCACTAAATGGGATACGGTGAGCTTCATCTACCATGATAACATCCCAAGGTGTAAATTCACCTGCGCGCTTGTATACGGAGTCGATTGAAGCATAAAGAATAGATGAATCATAGTCTCGTTGCCTGAGTGCCGCAGAATAGATTCCAATATCACCTCCAGGGTAGAGAGTCCGCAGTTCCGCTGCATT